AATAAATTCTTTTACATTATCAGTCCAGGGTCTAAACATATACTTTGAGTAATCAAATTTCTCTTCGCTGACGCTTTTGTCTTTCTTGCCTTCTTTGTTTATATTTTCTGTTGCATTTTCTTTTTGGATAGTGGTTTCTTGTATCGGTGTGTTGCTAAGTCCATTCATGCTAGTTATCATTTTTCAATTCCTTTGAAAGTAATGGCCTACAATAAAATTTGTAGGCCACTTAAATTTTTACCAACCGCCTAGGTCAGATTCCATTCTTCTCTTAAAACTATCTCTTAGCTGCCTAACAACTGCGTTGTTGTTCAGAACAAAACTGCTAGATATCTTATGATACTCTCCAGTTTTTTCGTTATATGCTGCAGCACTATAATATCTGCCATAGCGACTAGATTTTATCTCTCTTTTGACAGTGTAAGCAAGATAATAACCAGGAAGATTATATGCACCTAATCCTTGCTTATATTCTTCTTTTATATATCTGCTGCCCTTGTTTTCTTCTATTACTGCGTATGCTCCAGACTCATTATATGAAAATTCCCAAGGCCCTTTCAGCTCTAGCCCTCCTTTAACCTCATTCATACCAGCGGCATCTAGTTTTTTAACATTTCTATTATTATCTGCGTATTGCGTCGCTATCGCTGCTTTTGGCGTATCGTTACCAAAGCCTAAAAAGCTTTTTGTGCTTTCCCACATATCGCTAGCGGTTTGCCCTATATCAAAGTTTTTAACCGTATCAACGATAGGAGCTATATATTTATTGTATTGATCTTTTATCCATTTAAAGGCAAGCTCAAAGGGTTTCATAATAACTTTGCCTAAATTTTCAAAGCCAGCTGATATAAATTTCCACGCAATGCTAAAAAAGTTTTGTATCACGTCAATAAAGGCAGCGACTATCATCTCAATAGTTTCTACCCAAGCTTCAAAGGTGGTTTTTACTCCGTCCCAAAGCTCGTCCCAGCCTTGTTCTATCAAATCAAAATCGGCAGTAAAAATACCTATAAGAATTTTAAAAATACCTAGTATTGCGTTAAATATTCCGCTAAAAATAGCCATAATATTATTAAGCACTTGTTCTATCGTTGGCTTAACCGACTTAAACCATGCAATAGCTTTCTTGCCCCACTCGATAAATGGCTTCCAGTAGTCGCCAAGCAAGCTTTCGCCGCCATCTAAATATCATTAGATCATCAATTAGTAAAATAAGACCGCCTATTAGCATAATTACCCAGCCGATAGGGTTGGTTAAAAACGCCGCTAGCATTGCACGTTTAACGACTGCTAAGATACCAACAAGAATTAATAACGCCGCTTTCCAGCCTATCGTGCTACTTATTACTTTATTTAAAAATCTAAACGTGTTTGTAAATACTTGCCCTAGCTTCAATATCCACTTAAAGACATTAGTTAAACCCTCGACCACTAAAGCCTTATTAGCTCTTAGAAAGTTGTTAAAGCCTTTTAGGCTTTGATTAACTACTGGGATTAATTTTAATGCTACTTGCGTAGTAATAGACTGCATTGCCGTCTTACTTTCTTGTAGGCGGTCTTGGTATTCTTTCGCCTGATCTATTTCGGCTTGGGTTATATCAAATAGTTTATTCTTTTGCTTTGCTAGCTCTTGGATGTTTTGCAAAGGCACGGTTAAGTAATTTGCTATTAGTCCGCTAGCCGCCGTTGCTGCTGCACCTATTAGCATAAATTTGCTTCTTATATTGCCTAATTCTTGTTTTAAATTGATAGCTGGCTTTTCCTCGGTTAGTTTTTTGGTCTCTTTCGCTGCTTCTTTTGCTTTTTCTCCGACCTTTTCCTCTGCTTCTGCTACTTCGTGAAAACTAGTAGTGAGTTCCTCGGCTTGCCCTTTAGCTTCCTCGCACCACTCTACGCCTTTATTTTTGGCTTGTTCTAATTTCGCTATTAGCTCGGCATTTCTTTCCATGCCAGCTTTTACTGCGTCGCTTATGGGTTGGGCTGTTTGTTTGGCTAGGCTAGAGATATTTTTTAGCCCTTGCTCTATCTGCTTTATCTTGCCACTATCAACATCAAATCCGATTTTGTAAAGAAATTCATCTAATAGCACTATATATCCTTTTAGGGGCATATTAGAGTAAATTTTAATAATGGTTTCGGCTTGTGTTTTTGTTATATTAAATTATGATATACATAATTATTAAGCATAAAATAAGGGATATTATTATATAGTTATCTTATCAAAAGGGATAAAAAGCCTTTTTGATAATAAGAACTCAAGGAGGAAATATGAAAATATTTCTGAAAGGGTTAAAAGAGTTGCTAGAAGCGTTAGCCGCACTTCTAGCGATAATAGAAATCCTTAAAGGGTGGCTTTGAGCCACCCCCTTGAGTTCGATTATAAGACACTACACTTTATAAGGAGCTTAAAATGGATATTGTTTTTGACGTGGCTCAATTAGTAGTTTGTATCGCTTTAATCTATGAGATGTGGCGTAACCACAAGCTAACTAAACGCATAAAAGAGTTAGAAAATGCAAAAAAATAAAACGCCTAAACGTAAAGATTTTGTTGAAATTTTTGGCATCCCCTACGCCACGTTAAACGACTGGGCTAAATCAGGGGAGGATAACTGGCGTTTTAAATTGCTTGATTTTTTGAGCAATTTGACTTTTGACGAAATAGAAATAATAAAGAATAGAAGTAAAAAAATAGAGGGCTAAGCCTTATTTGTTTTCTAAGGCTCGACGCTCCTCGTTTAGCAATTCGATAATAACCTCGTGCATTGCTATTGCGTCCTCTAGGTCGTAAATAGTGCGTAGGTCGTTTAGTGTGGCATAACCCTTTATGATCGGTAGCCACACCAAATAATCTATATCAAACTCGCTTTTTACGCCTTGTTTAGGTAGGCTGTTATACCCGTTAAGGATTTTGCCCCAGCGGGTAAGAAGTCTAAAAAATGGTATTTTAACCCCTCTAAAATAAGCTGTGCATAATCGCCTCTATTGGCGTTAAAATGCGTTTCGGCTTGGCTCATATTTCTTAATAATATTTCGCCACCCTCTGCATTTATCACGCTAGCGTATTTTAAAATAAAATTCTCAACTCCACTAAACGCCGCACTGCCTATATTAGCGATAATTTGCCCTACATCTATATTTACATCCTCGCCTTGCATGCGGAGTTGCCCTGATCTTGCAACTGTGTATTTGAGTCATTTTCTTTAAAAACCTCTATCATTGAGGAGTCTAAATACTTTTTAGCTTCGTTTTGATTAAGGGCGATTATCTCGCCCTCTTTAACGAAATTTCCCTTTACGCATATATTGCCTTTAGCTATGTACATCATGCTCGCTCCTTTATGCCTTACTCATAAGGCTAGCCCATTTTTTAACGACTACTTCATAATCAGTAAATACATCAAATACGTATTTTAAAGCTCGCTCTTCAGCGTCATACCAGCGGTTACGACGGATGTCTAAAACTACTCCTAAAACTAAGTTTTTAAGTGGAGTAGCTAGATAAGTGCCTTTTGGCATAAGAGGAGTTATTTCAAATGGAATGCCAAGTATTTGGTTGGCTCCGCCTTGAACGAGATGAAGCGGCGAATTTAGTGCGCTTAGCTCTTTATTGTATTCCTGAACGTCGGAAGGGTTTATCAAAATCCTAGCTTCGCTTACGATGTCCGGGTCTATAGATCCAACTAATGCACTCAGTCTATTTTATACCTTTTCTGATGCTGCATAGGTTAATTTAACTGCGTCGCTAGAGTCCTTGACTACTTGTAACCAGCCTTTATGTAGCGTCTTAAAAGTTCCGTCGTAAGTATCGCTCTCTCCGGTAAAACCAAGAAGCGCCAAATCGTTACCGAAGGCCTTAGCAAACGCATCAAAAGTCTCTTTTTCAAAATTAGGGTTTGACTTATTGTCTTCTAACGCGTCTTGTAAGATGCGAGAGAATAGCTGAACGCTTTTGGCATCTAGCTTTGCACCTACTTTGCTTAAAGCCGATCTTTGTGAGTCGTTTGGTTTTTCGCCACTAGCTACGCGCACCAAAATTCCTTTTGCTACGTCCCATGCATCGAGTTCTTTAGTAAGTCGACCCATTTTTTCAGTATGGATTTTTTGCAAAAAGCCGTTATTTTGCTTAATAACGTCTATAAAATTATGCGATTGCTCAGGTGTAAGTGAGCCCGAGAGAGTAACGTTGGTGGCATTCATAGAGCCTTTTAAAATATCGTTTAATCCGTCCATTATAGTATTCCTTTGCTTGCTGAAATTTGTGTTTTTTCGATCGTTACGTCTTGTTTTGATTTGCTTAACTCGCTTGTTATCGCGTCAAGTTTGGCGGTTAGCTCGCTTACCGATTTTTCAAGTGTTTCAAGCCTTGCGTCATTTGCACTAATACCGGCTTTTACAAGCTCGGCAACTCTATTTTCATCCATTGTTTCTCCTTTGTTGTTTGAACTTTCTTTTTTAAAATTTTCGATTGAGCCGAAAAACTCTTTTAGCGCCGCTATCACGCCGCCTTTTGTGACATCTTCTTTTTCGCTCCCTTTTATCACTCCACTGCCATACATTGATAGTCCAGTTATCGTTCCGTTTTTTATCATTTCTCGCAGCTCCTCATCTTCTATTTTGATGCCTACCGCCCACGCTCCCTCTTCATTAAAGAATTCATCTTTGCTTTTTACTATCCAGCTTTCGCATATATAGGCGTCCGCGATATTAAAATTATGATTTACATCTATACAGTAGCTAAGGTCCGATCTCTTCATAAAGTTATAAGCAGCCCTTTTGATTTCGTCAGCATTTGCAAAATCTCCTTGCGTATCCACTTCGTCTGGGGCATAAACTATCCCGTAAACAACTCCTTGTTCTGCATCGCTCTTTTTAAAATCGACTCTTAACAGCTCGTTAAAATTCTCATTTTTGTAGATAATTTTTTTATTGTTGGCACCTGCTGATACCAGCGAAATTAACTTGATTTGCATATCGGTTATCTCTCTAGCCATTACTTACTCCTTATTTTTTCCCGCCATTTTTGCCAAAAATAAGATTTTAAAAAACCTAAATAAGACATATATGTCTTATCTTGCTAGAAAGCGAAAAATCTTTATCGTAGAATTGGATTAAAAATTTTTAGGATAAATATGGATAGAATTTTTAAAGCAGCGCAAGGTAGCGCACAGCTTACTGAAGAAAGCAAAGACTCACAAGGCTTAATAGAGCCGTTTTTTAGCTTTGATAGATTGCTAAGTCTTTTTTACGCTAATACCTATCACAGGCGAGCTGTGCAATTAAAAGCATCACTGTTGTCTAATATAGAAGATGGCTCAAAGCTTGAAGGTGGCGCTATGACGCCCAAAGATTTTTTATATGCGTTTATATTAAATCTTGAAATTTTTGGAAATGCTTTTGTTGAAATTGCGGGTAAAAACCTTTATATACTTCCCTCTATCGAAGCTAGAGTAAACGAAAGCAAAGAAATATTTCAAGTAAAAAACAATAAATCAATAGCGCTTAACGCCAAGCACTTATATTATTACTCTCCAAACTCTAGGTTTTACGGAGAGCCCGATTATTTGGCGGCTATGCTCTCGATTCTCACCAATCAAAAAGCCGACAGCTTTAATAACGCCTTTTTTGAAAACTCCGCCCGAGCCGATACGGCCATAATCTTTGAAAATTCAGAGCCTGATGAAATGCAGCTTAACGCCTTTAAAGAATTTTTCGGCTCGAATTTTAAAGGGACGGGCAATGCGCACAAAACTTTGGTTTTAACCGCAAACGGCGAGAATGCAAAAGTGCGTATCGAGGATCTAAGCAAGGTAAGCGATATTAGTTTTGAAAAGCTTAAAAACCTAAATAGGGACGAGATCATAGCCGCGCACGGAGTACCGCCTAGAATGGTCGGAGTAATGACCGCCGGACAGCTTGGAGGTAGCGGAGAGGTAACCGGACAACTGCACAGCTTTAACGAGCTTACGATCATCCCAAAACAAGAGCAAATAGAGTGGTTTTTCGATAGTATCGGCTATCCTATCAAGCTTAAGCCTATCGATGTAAGCAACTTTAAAGACGACGGAGAGCTGGTAGCTGGGCTGGTAAGCAGCGGCATAATTAGCCTAAACGAAGCGCGCGGAATTTTGGGCTATAACAAATAAAAACGTTTTAAGCCGTTTTAATACTAAAACAATGCAAACGTATCTTTAAAATACGTTCGTTGAAATTGAAGTCGTTTTGAAGCGTTTTGAAGGTGGTTTTTGGTTGCTAGCCAAAGGCGAAGCATAAATGCAAACTGCTTTGCGTTTATGCCAAAAACCAGTGAGCGAGCATATCAACGCGATGCGAGCGATGTATCCGACTCTGCGACTTTGAGCGAAGTGTATATGATTTTAGAACTTGTTTAATCGCTCAAACAAAGCAGAGCAGAGTATAAAATAAATAAGGAATAATATGCAAAATATCATAGATGAAATTAGACGCTATAACAAATTAAAAATGATAGTTGACGACGAGATAATACCGTATATAGAAATGGCGGAGTCTCAGATAGGCAAATACGCCGTAGAAGAGGCGAGTAAAACAAAAGCCGCCGCTTTTTATACGTTAGCGCTTTTAGGACAGAAGCTTTGGCTTAAAATCCAGCAGCGCGCAAATGAATATGACGAAAGCTTAGACACTTTTAAAGACGTTAAGCAGTGGGAGGAGTATTGGATGGATAAATTTTACAAACTTACTACGAAGAAAAATACGAGCGGATATTTTTATGCCGCTGTTTAAGGAGAGAGTATGGAAGCAGAGAATATCAAGACCGAAAAAGAGCTAATCGCGTTTTGCGAAAAATTAATTTTAAAGCACGAAGACGATTTTAAAATTTTCGTTTCCGAAAGAAGTGCGCTTAACCATGCGCAGTATAAAGCTGTCTTGACCGTTATTGTTCCTATTAGCACCGGAGAGGTTGTATTAAAAGAGCTTATGGGTCTAACTCCTCTTTTAAATTTTAAAAACTCAAGCGTAGATGCCACCGATGAACGGGGCGTGGATATACTAAATTTTGATTTCACGCTTGATTTTATGCGCTCTTGTTTGGAGGATGAATAAATGGCGTATTCTAAGCAGACGAAAGAACTCGTTTTAAATTTAATCTCCTCCGGATACTCATTGTCTGAAATTAGCAAAGAATACAAGATCGACGTATCTACTCTGTCGCGCTGGAAAGGCAAAGAGGATAAGCAAGGCCGCCTAACCGCTCAAAATTTAAAAGCTCAAATCGCAGAGCTTAGCAAAGGCAAAAGCAGCGACAGCAAAGCAAAACAAATAGCGATGCTCTCCGCGTCTTTATCTCGCCTTGAAGGTCAAAAGGCAAAAGAGGCGAAGGTAAAAAATAAGAAAAAGCCTACCACCATAATGAACGCAGACTATGAAAGCCTAAAGGCTAAAGCTATGGACGAGGGCGGGCTTTACGGTTATCAAAAAGATTTTATCAATGACACGTCTCAGTTTCGTATCGTGCTAAAATCCCGCCAAATAGGTTTTTCATACGCCTCAAGCCTTGATGCGCTGCTTGGAGCCGTTGCGGGTCGTAATCAGCTGTTTTTGAGCGCGAGCGAAGAGCAAGCTAGGATTTTAATGAACTACCTAGACGGATGGGCCGAGAAATTCGGCATACTTTTTGCTAAAAATAGCGAATACGAAAAGAGCCTAGATAGCGGCGCAACGATCAGAGTTATGGCGCATAACTTCCGCACAGTGCAAGGTTTTACGGGCGATATTTGGATGGATGAGTTCGCTTGGTATCCAAATCAAAAGCGAATCTGGCATGCTTTCGTGCCTTCAATCGGCGCGGTAGCGGGTCGCCTCACCATCCTATCTACGCCGTTTGAAGAGAATTCGCTATTTCACGAGCTATTCGACAACGAAACAAAATACTATATGTTTTCGAGGCATAGAGTAGATATTTACAGGGCCATAGAGGACGGACTAAATTTTGATCTTGAAACTATGCGAGATCTTTTTGATGCCGATACGTGGGCGAGTGCTTACGAGTGCCAATTCATAGACGACGAAAATGCGCTTTTAAGCGTGGAACTTATAAAAGGCTGTATAAAAGACTACGTGCCAGCACTTCCGGCTAAAAGTGTCCCGCAATATGCGGGATTTGACGTCGGCCGCACGAAAGATAGATCGGCTCATATAGCCGTATACGACGAAGGCGGCGTAAAGAAGCTAAGCGTGCTAGACGTTATCGCCAAAGCAAGCTTTGAAGCGCAAGAAAATTTACTCATCGACTTTTTACGTTTCAATCCTTTGGCTATGCAAAAGATAGATAAAACCGGTATCGGCATGAGCGTAGCCGAAAAGGTAAAAAGGCGCTTTCCTTCAAGGGTGCAAGGGGTCTATTTTACGCAAAGTAGTAAAGAGGCTATGGCTCTAAATTTAAAAAAACACTTTGAAGATAAAAGCATAATCATCCCAAACGACCCGGCATTAATAGCCGATCTTCACGCCATAAAGCGAAAAGCGGGCGCTAAAAGCTTTATTTACGACAGCGACCGCAACGAACACGGCCACGCCGACCGCTTTTGGGCGTTAGCTTTGGCGCTTAGCTACTTTGAAAAGGTAAGGGATAAGAGAGGGAAGGCGTATATAATTAGGTAAAATCAGAAGTTGCCCATAAGCTTGTATTCTTCTGATAAAACCATGACTGTTTTTTCGTCGACCTTTTTCATGTCTAGCACGGAAGATATAACATCGTCTATTGAAGTTATAATAACCTGTATTCCCTGACTTGCTAGTCTTAAAATAGCTTCAAAAGTGCCTTTTTGCCACTCGTTTTTATCGCCGTCAAAAGGACTATCAAAAGCTAAAAAATGAAAGAAGTTATCGTCTTTATACATTTCCAAAAGTGCCGCAGAAAAAATAAAGCACAATAATTTTTTTATGGTTTTGCCTTTTTCTAAATCATTGTCAAAACCTTTTTCTCCTGCTATTTTTAAATCAAATTCTATATTATCTTCTTTGTTAAAACCTACAGAAAAAGCAGCATCTTTACCAAACACGATAGTGCTATATTCGCTTATTTTTTCTTGTATTTGTTTTATAAAAGAGGTTTTTACGAGCTCTTTATTTCTTTCAATTACAAGATTTAAGTTATTTTTTTGTGAAACTATTTCCGCTTTTTTATTATTGATAAAATTAAATTTATCGAGCCTATCTTTGTGCGAGTTTATCTCTATTCTTAGATTTGTTATCTCTTCTTGAAGCTTTTTAAATTTATCCATACTGTCCGTATTTTCTAGGACTGATAAAATTTGCATTCTTTTCTTATTAAGTTCTTTTAGTTTAGCGTCTATATGATCCAAATCTTTTTCAAATTTTACTTTATTTTCGTTAAAGGTCTTTGCTCTTTCTTCTGCTAGCTGTTTATTAAAATGTATAACGCTTTGATAATTTTTTCTTAAATCTTCTGGAAACAAGACTTTCATTTCTTTAAATAGAGCCTCCAAATCACCTTCTTTAACGATTATCTCTTGATTTATAAATTCATCTATATAGGCAATTTCTCTCATAATAGAGTTTCTCTTTTTGTTTAATGTGGATATGTCTGTTTCTATTCTATCCACAAGCTCTTTGCTAATATTTTTTTCAGATAGATAAAAATCAAACTTCTCATACATGTCGTCCTTTTCTTTTAGGCGTCGTTCATATATCAATAATTCCGCTTCAATTTGTTCTTTGGTTATATAGTCACCTAAGCCTTCCTCAAGCAAAGCTATTTCTTGCTCTATTTTTTTTATATTATTTTCTATATCGTATTTTTCTTTTATGTTTTGACCATCTATAGAAAGCAAATTAGCAACGATCGGCTTAAAGTCTATATCATTGGTTCTTAAAAATTTATTTAGCCTAAAAATATCGCTTTGATTGTCCTGATCTCTTAAAAAATATGATAAATAGCTTCTAAAATTATCGACTTTAAAATTTAATATAGAATTTAGATGTTCTTTTATAGTATCTAGCCCGCCTGTTTTATCAAAATCATCACATTCCAATAAACGCTCAGATGTTTGGGTCTTTTTAATGCCTATATTAGCCCTGCCTTGAGTTGGTCGTTTTATGGTTATATAGTAGTCTTTAAATTTCAATTCCAAAAAGAAGACGAAATCTTTAAAATTTTCTCTACCGAATACGCCCTTGTCTTTTTTTAGTAAACAAAAATCTATTAAAGCAAATAGCGTACTTTTACCTACGCTATGATCATTACTTAATATAAAATTTATATCATCGTTAAATATTATGGGTTTAAAAATTTCACTATTATTTGCATAAATTTTAGATAGTTTCATTCTTTACTCTTATAAGCTCATCATACTCTTTAATATACTCAATCTGTCCTAAAATAAACAAAAAATTTAAAGCATATGCAAAATCTATTTGTTGAATATTGTTTTGCTTTTTTATCTCTTTGTATATAAGACCTAGTTTTGTGCCATACTGCGTATTTAGTCTTTTTAATATCTCTTTAGCTACGACTAGCGGACTTCTTTTTATATCTTTACTTCTATGTGTCTTTATATATCTAGTTTCCATTCTTTTCACCGATATAGCAGTATCTGTATAGATAAAATATAATAAGCTGCATTACGTCTTTGATCTCATTGTCGTCTATGATTGATGTGTGTTCTTGTATAATTTGATTAAAAATATCGGGATTTAATTTATTAGAGTTTCTATTTTTAAAAGAAAGTATACTTATCCTGATACTTTTGGCTGAGCGCTCTATATGCTTCGTTAAATTATTGTCTTTGAAAAAATTGTCTAAAATCGCAAGTTTAGCTTCTTCTTCTTTTATAAGCTCCGTATAAAATATCTCAAGTTCGTTTATTTTGTTTTTAGTATCTATCTTGATAAAATCGTCGCCATATTCTATTGCTTGACAATCGCTTTCAAGGTTGTTTAATAGCTCTATAATTTCCTTTGCATTGGTTTCACAAATGCTTGATAATCTTCCTATGTCAATACTTATCTTTTCAACAATATTATTTATGGTTTGGTTACCGCCTACTACGATATTGCTATTGAGATTATTCGAAATATTATTATCTAGCATCGTTATTTATATTCTGATCGCCGTTAATTACGATATTGCTATTGCTATTATTTGAAATATTATTATTGCTAATATTTATTTTAGTTTTCTTTTTATAAACCTTATATCCAATGGCGCCTATAACTGTAACAACAAAACCGACAATAGAGATAATATCCATAATTGAAAAATTCATAAAAAAACCTTAAATATTTACGCTTATTATATATAATTTCCTCTGAAATCAACGTAAAAAATAAGATTTTTTGTATTTATAGGCTTTTTGGGTTTATTTGAATATGACCTTAATATCTTTTACTATTTCTTTGCCCACGTTTTGCGCTAGCTCGTCGCTGGCACGTTTTAAACCGCCGTTTTTATAGATATTCCAAGCGTTTAACAGATATGGATTTGCCTTTATGCCGGGGTGTTTTACCTTTTTACCGAAAAATAATCCCGCCTTTTTATTGGCTAAAGCTTTTTTATTTTTGGGTTTTATGATGTAAGGCCTTGTCCCGTTGTGAACAAATTTAGCGTATTTTACTTCCGCTGTGTTGCCGATCTTAACCTCACTAGAAGTCGCGCTAAAAACTCTAATATTTCGTTTTAAAGTGCCACGTGTCTTTAGATTTGAGATCGGTGCCGTTTTTTCTTTGGCGACCTGCGCTACACCCGAACCCACCCTAAAAAGGAAGTCTTTTAAATATTTGTCGATATTTTTCATTTTATACTTTGAAATTTTCTTTTATGTATTCTAATGCGTCTATAAAAGTACCGCTAAAACTCTCTTTTTTTATCCAATTGTCGCCACTTTTATCAAGATCATAAACAACAAACTTACAAGTTTTATTAAACATGGCGATCTTTTTACATTCACTTATAGCCTCATCGCTTGGGAGGACAATGTCATAAATCCAGGTAATATCATCATTAAACACTTCAAATTGAGCAAAAATTTCAATTTCCATACCTTTACCCAAACTGGCGTTTTTAGCGCTCTCTATCGTCCAGCCGTTACCTAGGCAAATATTGCAAATTTCCATTTTATAATCTCCGCTTTATCTAAAACCGCGCTTCTTTTAAAATATCTTTCCAGATTATCGCTCGGTTTAAATATATTATACAAATAATCGCCCTCAAACACCATAAAATAGCCGTTTTGGCTTACAGCTACGCTTCTGTTTGCATGTCCTCTGTGTGGAGCTATCTTTAAGATAGAGTTGAGTGCTTTTATAGTATCTGCTGGGCTTACGTTTCTTTTTGATGAACTTACAGAGTGATTGTAAGTCTTTTTGTTTGCATATCGCTCAACGCCCATTTTATCTATATGTTTTATAATCTCGTTTTCGTAAAAGGGCTGTGTATTTCTCATCTTTACGCCATCTATCTCTTCTTCATCAACCCATACCGGTATGGCTTCCGTGCGGCAGCGAAAGTGATAAGGTGGAAGCCCAAAATTACTATCCATTTTATCGCTTTTGCCTAAATACGCTTCAATTCTCCACGCTGCGGCCGCTTTTTTGCTAGCTAGGCTATTTGCGTTTAGTATTTTTTTCGCTTGTGCTTCAAGATGTGTGGCTGGGATTATGCGTCCGTGCATCGAGCGGCAAATTTGTGTCGTTCTAGCGTCCATAATAGCTAAAATTTTATAATATTTTACGCCGTATTTAGCCCCTTGCGTTACGGTAGCGACGTTTCTAGCTTGCAATGCTATATGATCGCTCACGCCTTTAAAACAACTCTCATCCGCGCTTATTATAGAGTCAAATTCCCTCTTTAGCTCTGCGCCGATCTCATCAAGCTCTATCTCGCCTTTAAAAACGCCCTCTATCTTATCTTTTAGCCTGCTTTGCAGATTTTTGTTATACTCTTTGCCCATCCAGTAAAAGCTCTTTCTCATCGCCTCCACTGCATCCGCATCTATCTCGTCAAATACGAATGATAGAGTTTTATTCATGCTACCCGCCACTTTTTTTAGCGCTCTTTTGGATAAGATGACATATAAATTTTCAAGATCGCTAGGAAGCACATCTATGTTTGCACTTTTGACTTTATTTAAAAGTAGCTTTTTTAGGGTTTCTTTATCTGTATTTTCGGTGCTGATAGCTAAAATTTCGGCCGTTATGATTTCTAGCTTTTCGATCTGCGCAGCGGTATAGTTTTGTAGTAAAATTTCCGCTTGATCGCTTGTTTTTAATATCTTATATCTAGTTAAGGCTTTTAAAAATCTCATTTTTTACCTTCGATGCGTTCTATATATTCGGCGTATTCTATTAGTTCTTTATCTTTTATTGGTTTTTCTTCGGTCATCCAGCTATATCCACAGCCCTCATATCTTCTCATTCTTATATTTTTTAGTCCCTTAAATCGTTTTTAAAACGCTCGTTTTTTCGCATGCGCATTTAGGACAAAGCATTTTATTTATTCTCCATCTTTTTTAAAACTATAAGTATTTTTGAGGCCTCTCTTTTTTTATATACTCTATTTTTAGGTATAAATTTTTAGTTATCCGCTTTATAAAAAATAGTAAGGCCTTGTCGCTTTTATCATTAGCCACTCTTTGCCAAAGAGATTTTATGGCATATATTTGACTTTGCGTTGCAAACTCTGCTGTGCTGGACTTTGGATTATCTTTACCATCCATAACGGCTATTAAATTTATAAGCTCTTTTATTTTTAACTGCACGCAGCTTTTTTACGTCCCAAGCGCTTAAAAATTCTTCCCATGCGTCATTTTGTTTTGCGTGTTCATAAAACGGGTGCGTATGGATGATCGCCAAAAGCTGCTTTCTATAAATTTCTTCTTTTTTGCTCATTTTATAAGCCTCTAAACCATAAATGTTTTTCTAAAATCCACGGCCTAAAACCTAATACATAAATTCTAACTATAAACTGCAACTTATAAAGTTAAATTTAGTATAAAAATTTAAAACAGATATAAAAAATAAGCATAAGAAGGTTATTGTCATAAAAATATGAGAACATAAAAACATAAAGAAATAATTGATTAAACATTTAAAATTAAAGCATATAAATAACAAAGCCCGCAACGACCTACTTTTCCAACATCCCAGTAAGGGAGAGTATCAT